TTTTGCTTCTTGAATACCTCACTTTCATTACAAGAATTCATGAACTGCACCCCACCATTGTAGTCACCCACAACTGCAACGATATTGAAATATGTTAGCAGGTAAGCGGCATACTTGATATGTGTTTTTAAATTGGCTCCTGACAAGGCGTAGCTGTGAACCACCGTGCCTTTACGGGTGTCCCTATTTAATTTAATTAAAAGCATCGCGAAATCATCAGAGCTTTCACTTTCAGACCATGATGGGTCAAAGGCTAAAATATATTCATCCTGTGGATTGCCTATAACTTCCACACACTGCCCCTCTCCGTCTGGCAAAGTGCAGTCTGCCATTTTACTAACTTTAAAATACCCAGAGCTATCATCTGTGAATAAAGCTCCAAACTCCCTGTCGAATTGTGACTGACTCATGCTGGCCTGCGCCTGACTTATAAGGTTCTGGTCGTATAGCTGTTCGGGCGCACAGTCATAGCTAAAATGCATAATTGTTCTATGCGCTCCATCCTGCTTGTTCTCATTTAGTATGAGGCTCTCATACTGTTGATAGAGCTTGTAAAGGTATTCAAACTTATAAGATGCAGATGACAAACCTATGATTTTGTTGTTTGGCCATACACGCCTTTCCTCTTCTTTCATTTTTCCAGCCTCAATCAACTGGGTTTCCAGATCATGTATCTCCTGACGCTCAGTGGGGTTTTCCACTACAGACAGGAACGGCATAATCACCTCGTTATAAATCTTTTCGGGCATTAGCAACAACTCATCAATAATCATGCGTTGAAATCTAAAACCCCTGAGCTTTTCGCCGTCGCCCAGTGGTAAAGCGCGAATGCTACTCCTACCAATCTCCATAACCCACTCATCATTCATTTTTGAAGTTCGGGTAATGCACTGAGCAAAAAAGGTGGCCTTCGGGCTTTTTGATATCTCCTCTATCTTTTTGAAGATCATTTTTGATTGCCTAAAAGACTTAGACAAAATACCTATCTGCACACCTTGATTCAGAATAGCGTCTAAGAGCGCGAAAATGGCCGTAGAGAAGCTTTTGGACATTCCACGGCTCCAGATGCCCAAAAAGTAATCGGACTCCATCATGGCCTTTATAGCCATATGTTGAAAGGGGAATAATTTTACCCCAGTTAACAATTCAGAAGCAAATGAAGGATTTTCCCTAAGAAACTTATAAAGCAAAATTTTTGCCTCAGTTTCTTCTAAATACCCCTCTTTTTCTAAAACTTCTGTGTTTATATCTTTGAACCCTCGGTTCAGTTTCTGCTTTCCTGTTTCCCAAGCCATTTTTCTTAATCTTTTTATTCCAGAAGTATTGCAGGTCTACCCGCCAAAGTTTTTTGCCTAAAACAAGAATCTTTGGTATTAGAGTTACACTTTCGTCTCGGCATCCACTAAACACAAATTGACAGCAATCTGAATAGTCCGCCTGAATCTTTCTCATCTGGTGGCACACATACCCCAAATTAAATTTTTTATAACTAGCTCTGTTTTCTCTCTCGATGTCATCAAAAGCGCATTCTACAACTATAAACAAAAAACAACCTAAACTTCTGCATCTTTCTAATTCTTTTATAAATCTCGCGTAGCCGCCAGTTACAGTAGCACCAAAATCCTGGTAAGACTTTCGATCCACAAATGTATAATCATAAAGTTCTCCAGAAACGCCATAGTCCCCAACGTCCAGCTTCAACAACTCACTGTTCTTAAAGGACAAGGGCTGCTGCTCTCTTGTATCTATCAGGATGGGGGTTTTAGAGAAGTCGTTATTGAACTCTTTTGGTAGTTGCCCTGAGAGCATAGGCAACATACCAAACTTTTCGCAGGTAGCGCTATAGCTGCCGAATATCTCTTTACATATCTCCATATCAGGCAAGCCAGAGGTCTCTAGGTAGAGAGCGGGCGGTCCTGCTTTGATTTTTTTGGATGTGAGCTTATCTTTAATGGATTTAATCACAAAACTCTCAACTTCTTCCTTGGGAGCAGTCTTGCACCACTTCCTCATGTTTGATGCATTTAGAAATGAGGTGTGGAAGTATTGATCGTATTTCTTGAATGGAATTAGCTCACCAGTGAGCTTGTCCTTACGCTGAAAGTGTTTAACGTAGTAATCCCCTAGCAGCATATCATGTTTTTTGATATGTGCATGGAGACTACGCAATGAGCCAAACTCTTCTCCGCATTCTTTGCATTTATATTGCATCTTCTTTTGATATACCCAAAACTCTTGCTTTCCACTCGGACATGTTCTCTAGCCTGTCTGCTTCCTCTCGAACGGTTTGCTTTTGCATCTCAGCGATCTTAGCCATCGTTTTCCGTTCCTCTTCTTCTTGAAACAATTGAACAATAGAAAGAAAAGAAGCATTTTCCTTCTGTAACTTCTTCATTCTCTCACCGCGATCACCCTGAAGCTTTTTTGTTAGGTTCTCTATCCTACTTTCGCACTGATGATACTCAGAACTCTTGGCTTTGATGATCTCTGCTAGGCGAATAGACATTTCTTGCTGATCGTCAGCAACATCGAACATGTCGTTCAATTTATTAAGGTGAGAGCTAACTACCTCCAAATTAATAACCTCCTTGCAGACATTTAAATACAAATTAATTTCATCCGCCGTCAAATCAGGCTTATCCCAAGTCAAACGAACGAACTCATGCTCAAACAGCACCCTATCGTCCTCGTTGAGGTAATTGTTTATAATTTTTAGAAAACGAGAGTTGGAAAGGTTGATGCCCAACTTTTCTATGCAAATTTGCTTCTGTCTGTTAATCTTCGATTCATCTAAACCGATTCCAGTAGCGTCATTGATTTTTTTAATGATTCTGGACGGAGACTTAGGTGAAATGTATGAATGTAGCGCTCCACTATCTTGCGAAGGCAAAATGTCGGGATTGACTGAACGAATTTCTGACAAAACCGCTCTCTGCTCATTACTCAGTGGCGGCACAGTGCGGTCTGGAAAAACTATTCGGGCAATTTCCAGCGACGACAATCCATTTTCCGCCTGTTGCATGATGAATTCACGTTGTTCGCGTGTAAACTCTATATTTTCCGTCGGCTGGCGAGAAGTTGTGCGAAAATCGATAGAATTTTCAACGAGAAATTTTCTAACAGCCCTTCCTTGCCTAGACCTACCATCGAGGGTGTCATCATCGAAGCATTGGCGTGTCAAATCGATTAAGTCGGGAATACGAGAGGCATTCTCTCTTAAAAAGGTTTTTTGTTGTTCATTTAAATCCATCGGTTATAATGTCGTGTTCTTTTAGAATTTCTAAGGCCACCTCAAGGAATTTCTTTTTAAGGTTCTTAACCTGCCTGTATCCCAGCTTCCTTTTTTGTGGGGAAATTTTGTAACCCATATACTTGGCAACGTCTTCTTCATTTTTGTCCTCGAAGTATAACATTCGATAAGCAATGTAATGAGTGGGGCTTAGTTTGATCTCCATGTAAATATCCAGCCTCTTCAGTGATGTATCGAAATCAAAGTCTGTATATTCCTTACTATTGACCTCTGTGTGAAAGTCTTCGGTGGAAAGCGGTATCTTTAGCTCTAAACCTGATTTTTTGAATTTGGCCCACTTCGCATAAAGGTCACATGTCGTATCTTGTTTTTTTGTGCGTGTATGGGTGCAAAAATCTCCGTGAGCGTATTTACAGTTTGTGCATGGCTTCACATAGTTCCCGTAATGATTACGAATGAGATTGCGAAGCTGGTTGGAGATTATTCTACCAATCCACGGCTCTAGCGGGCGCTCTTGGTCCCACATGTGCCATTTCTTCGCTATGTGGGTTTTGATGATCTGTTCGACATCTTCAAAGTCGAACCACTTTACAGCATTAAGTCTCCACTTAGAACGTTGTTTTTTTATAGCAAGGTCGATGACATCAGAGAAATCTTCGTAACTGTATTCACTCTTTCTTTTCATCAATGAATTCATTTACGGATCTAGGCCCCTTGCGTGGCCTATAATCTGGGGGAGTGTCTTTTCCCGCCAATGAACCCAAAGTGAAGGTGTTGTTACCATGAGCTTCATACTCTACTTGAATATTTGAAATAGAGGGTATGTTCTCAGCGTTGGTCTCGTCATCAGAGATTGCTTCTGAGCCAACTGGAGCATCAGGCTTTTTAGCACTTGAAATGCTATTTAACGCCTGCCCACATTTAACACAAAAATTAGGTTGAGCGTGAGCATACTCGATTTTAGTTCCACAGCTATGACAGAATAAATGGGCCATCGGTTCCTTAATATTTATAAAATAAATACTTACTTTTTCTAATTAAAATGTTAAAAACAAGTGACTTGTCCTGTGTATAAATAGCTGTTCGCCGCTTCCGCGTTGACGTTGCTCTTGTTATACTCTATTATATTACACTTGTTTATGAGATTCTAATTTAGAAATGATAAACTTTAAGATTTTACTCCTGACGATATCCTTTTGATTGAAGGAAAACGAAACGATTCCATTTTCTTTTGATTCTTCGTCCTTGAAAAGCTTGAACATTTCTTCGAATCCGCTTTTTCCATTTATGTCACTTTGCATGAAGTCTCCACAAATAACCAACTTGCTACCTTCTCCGATACGGGTAACGAGTGTCGTTAATTCCTTGAAAGTGAAATTCTGAGCTTCATCAGCAATAACCAACTTGTTATTCCAACTTGCCCCACGCATAAAGTTAATCGGAACCG